CAGAAGAAATCAAAAACGTACAGGAGCTTTTGGATCGACCGTACTCTTGTACTGATTTTTCACCGGCTGCTCGATGTGCAGTACAGATGCTCTTAAAATATGCGCGTGAAGAACACTTCCAGCACCTTAAATTTGAATCCAATTTTTTGGAACTGAATAAGAACTGCGCAATTTATGAAGAGATACTCGCGCGTAAAGATAGGATGATCGACGACCTGCGCCAGCAGTTGTCGCTTATGCAGCAGGCGCGGTGGGACGCGGGGGTGTGAGGCATGGACGTGGTAGAATTTTTTAGCGAATTCCGGCGGATGTGTAAATCATCCAGTGATTGCGCAAAGTGTCAGTACCACGGTGACAAATGTGATAATGCCATTGAGCTTTTTGAAAAAACTGTTGCGGTGGTGGAACTGTGGTCTCGGGAGCACCCGCGCAAGACATGGCAGGACGTGTTTTTGGAACAGTGGCCGGAAGCGGAATTAGTTGATGGCGTCATAGATATTAATCCGTGCAGGCTCGTAGCGGCTATTCGGTTGGGGCCAGAGTGTCACAAGACTTTTTGCTACGATTGCCGCCGCAAGTTCTGGATGCAGGAGGTGGAGTGATGGGTTGCGATACTTGTGTATTTTACCCGCCAAGCGCTTGCGACGGTAAACCGTGCTGCGTGTGTGACACTGACGATGCATTGTTTAACTGCTATCAACCAGCTTGTGAAAAGGAAGGCGCTGACAATGGCTGAATACATTGAGCGCGAAGTCGGGCTGCGTGCAACCGGGAAAGACGATTTCTGTAACTACGGAGAGAGGAAAAAACGATGAATGATAAAATTCCCTATGCGAAAATATTGGAAGATGGAATCAAAAAGCTGACAGAAGGCAAAGCACAGAACGCGGTCTTGTGCGGGCTGCTGGAAGATGGCACAACGTGTGTTGCGTATGCGAATGCGTCACCCGAAGATTTGGCAAACATTGCGTGTCACCTGCTGTCCGAAGCGTTTATGCGGACGGTTATTGTCAACATCGACATGGTAAAAGATGCCCTTGACGAATATGAAGATGAAGAAGGTGAAGCGGAATGACAAAGGGCGAGAGTATGCGTAAAGCACGTAATCGGGCTAAGATGTCAGCGGCACAACTGTCGCGGATTTCAGGTGTGCCCACAACCACGATCTACGCACTGGAACGTGGCACGGCGCGAAATGGGCGAATTGATACTATCGAGCTGCTTGCAGACGCATTGCGGATTAGCATTGATGAATACATCGGACGCCGCCGTTAGGTGATAAAGGTGATAAAGGTGAGTGTTTTTGCAAAGACTTTTTTCAAATTGGCGTGTTTTGAAAAATTGTTTTTCGTATTTTAGGTGAGTTAGGTGAGTAATCGGGCATAAATGCCTATAACTCTCTCTTATACGCGCGTATATAGAAATAGTTATAGGGAAATGCACCCGATTACTCACCTTTATCACCTTGGCGACTTTGAAAGGAGAAAACGACTATGGCAGATGAAATTGTGGAAAAGCGTGGTCGTGGCAGGCCGAAGGGTACTGGTGGCAATAGCCGTCCCGACAAGACTGTGCAACTCGACCCCGGAGATAACCGGAAATATATCATGCACGATCTGAGAATGTGGGATTGGCCTGCGGTGGATATGACCCGACCGAAAGATGTGTCCGAGCGTATTGGACAGTATTTTCAGATTTGTGCAGAGGACGATATGAAACCCTCTGTTGCTGGCATGGCATTAGCGTTTGGAATTGATAGAAGAACTATGTGGAAGTGGGTTAATGGTATTGATAGTGCCTACATTCCCACCGAAAGCAGGGACACCTTAAAAAAGGCGTATCAATTTTTGAACGCTCAGATGGAAAATTATATGCAGAACGGAAAGATCAATCCGGTCGCTGGTATCTTCCTGATGAAGAACAACATGGGTTATGCAGACAAGCAGGAGGTCGTGTTGACTCCCAACCAGCAGCTTGGAGATCAGGTTCCCGCCGAGGACTTGGAGAAGAAGTATCTCGAAGATGTGGCGGGTGCATCCAGCGACTATGACTCGGAGGACTGAGCGACTTTCACGACTTTTGCGACTATGCCGAGCGACTTTACGACTTTCGCCTGAACGACTTTGCGACTTTCCGGCGAGGGTCTGCGACTTTGACAGAGCTGCCGATCTCTCCACGGGGTCGGCGGCTTTTCCTTTCCCCGGCTGATCGGCGGCGGGTTCCACCGGGGCGGCGTGGGCGCTGCCGGGGTTCCGGCCTGATCGGGGCGGCGTTTTTCGCCTTTTATATGTATAGTACATTTTCTTTTAAGTTTTCGGACGGTGGAAAGCATCAAGAAAAAACTTGAATTATTTTTAGAAACTCTATTGACATTCAAGTTAAAACTTGATATACTCCAATCATCAAGTTAAAACTTGAAATTGAAAGGAGTTTTTACAATGACAGTTAAACAGTTTTCAGAAGTAGCAGCGGGGCGCATTTATTTGAATGATTTCGGAAGTTCTCTTTCCGCCGTTCCCGGTTCCGTTCTCTTTGATGCTATCAAAGATTGTAAGATTTGTGAAATTGAAAGCCGGGGCGGAGATTTCGAGATTACATTAGAAAAACAGCTTGTGCGGGAATGAGAAAGGAGCTTGCATCATGAAAAAGATTTTTGATTTACCTGTTTGCGGATATGACCGGGCAAAAAGTTTTTACGGAAAGGCAAAAATCATTGAAACGGAAAACGGCGAAAAAGTTTTACAGTCCTATAATACTTTTGTTTGTCGTATCACGGCGGCGGGGCGGTTCGTTCGTATGTGGGGCGGCTATTCCGCTACTACAATGCGCCATGTAAACAGCTTTCTTTCTTTCTATGATATAAACGGCGGCGGAAAAGCGTGGTGGGATATGCAACCGGTAGAAACGGAAAAGCCGAAAGCGGCGGATATGACCCCCGGCGAAAGTTTGAAAGCCATGTACAACCGCCGTACCGCTAACAGTGTGAATTATTGAAAGAGGTGTATAAAATGAAATTCAAGACAACACAAAAGGCAATCCGGGTGAATTACAATAAAATTATTTGCGTTCCCTATTGCGGATTGCAAACCCTTTTGAATTATGAAAGCCCGGTTGCCTATACACAACGCCGGGAAGGGTGGGCGGCTGATATTTACGATATGGGCGGCGGGGTTGCCATTGTAACCGGGTATGCCCCTTTCGGAAATATCCGCCCCACTTATGAACAAGTGAAAGCCGTGGAAGAACAGGCCGAAAAAATCCGCTATGATTATAGCCTTTCCTATGAACAGCAGCGGGAAAGCCTGAAAAGCCTTGCAAGGGATTTTATAAAGGGGGTTTGCAATCATGAATAAACGGCAATATTGCGAAAGCCGGGAAAGTATCGCCTATTATAGCGGCTTGAATGGGCTTGAAATTAAAGGCATCGAATACGGCGTTAACGATTATGTTTATTGTGTTTCCGGGGCGTGGGGCGGCGGTAAAGCGTTCCACCGGTGCAAGATACAGTATACCCGGAAAGGGGAGGCGTTTTTCCGGGTGCATGGGTACAAAATCCCGCTCGATGAATGTATCAGAATGGGGGTTTAATTATGAATTACATTTTCAAAACAACGGCAACAATGAAAGAATACAACAATAAAAAGTGGTACATTGACGGCGGCATTGTTTCGGATATGCGCATAGATGCGGATAGCGTGGAAAATGCGCTTGAAATTTACCGGGAACGGGTGGAAGAAAAGCATTGCATTATCATTTCCAAAAATGCCATTAAAAACAAGTCGGAAATGTTCGTTGATCTGTCAAACGGGGGTGCAAAACAAGTTGGTTATGTTATCACGGGCAAAACAGAATTTGACAGGGGCGATTATTCCGGGTATAGCACACAGTATATTGATCTGTGGGTAACAATTCTAACTGTTGTTGATACGGTATTTTAACGGGGGTGTAAAGTATGATATACGCAAGGAAAAAGCACGGCGGCGCAAGCTGCTATCTTGTATCCCCGGATACGGTGCAAGCGTTTATACGCTATGAAACATGGGCGCAAGGGGTTGCAAATTGCTTTTGTAATATCACGGTAAAGCCCTATAAAGGCCGGAAATATAATCCCGCTTTTGTTTGGGGGTGCGTGGGTTGAAAGGCGGTGAAAGCGTGTATTTAATTCTTTTGTTGCTTTTGCTGCCGGTGCAAATCCTGATTGAAATATTGAAATTAAATAAGTGAACGCCGCCCCGGTGCTATTCCGGGGCGGTTGTTTTTGCGCTTTTCGGCCTGATCTAAGCGGTGTGAATGGGTGACGGGGGCGGGGGATATGCCAGCGGCAGCGAGGGCGGGGT